CAATGGCAGGAGCAGCAGAACTATCCGATGCGCCAGCTTGCGATCAAGCAAGGCACCCTGTTCGGCATGCCGCACGGGTCGACAACGACCAGCACCACGACGGGCGGGAGTGGCGGGTCCAACCCGCTGATGGGCGCCGCTGGGGGTGCAATGGCCGGGTCCGCGTTTGGGCCGTGGGGCGCCGTTGCAGGCGGAACCATCGGCCTGCTCGGTTCGCTGTTTTAGGAGGGCACCATGTTCGGCAGCCTGTTCAATCCCAACACCGCGGCCAGCTCAAGCTGGGCGCCGGGCTGGGCTTCCCAGCTTTACCAGCCGGCGTCGATGCCCGGCGCCACCCCGGCCAACTCATGGGGCGCGGGCATGTACAGCCCGCAGAGCATGGGCATGGCCCCCGGGCTCGACAGTTCTGGCTTGCTGGCGGAGTCCTTGTACGCCCCAAAAAGTCTGGGGGCGATGGGTGGGGGTGTAAACATGGGCCAGATGACGGCCGGGCTCGGCCTGTTGGCCGACAGTATGGACAAACCCGCCCCGCAGATGCAGGCCCCGCAAGCCCAGATTACGCCCGGCCGGTACATTCCAATCGAGGAGCTGATGAAGCTGATGGGTGCCACCGCGATCCCGTACTCCCCCCAGAGGTCCCCCTATGGCTAGCCTACTCGACCTATTCGGAGCCGATCCGTCCGGCTTACTGACCGCTGAGCAGCAACAGGGCTTGCAGAAACGCGCGTTGCTCAACGCTGGCCTGACAATGATGGCCAACAGCGTCGGCCAGCCCGGGCAGGACCCCCGCTGGCTGCCGGCGATTGCGCAAAGCATCGGCGCCGGGCAGCAGGCCTACGCGACCGGGGCCGACGAGCAGGTCAAGGGCATGCTGACCGCGGCCAAACTGGCCGAGATGCGCCGCGCGCAGATGATGCAGGCGTTGGAGCTGCGCACGCTGTACCCAGATGCCGCAGGAGCCACGGAGAGCCCGTCTGGCGCGTCTATGCTCTCCCCGGCGGCTACCGCACCTCTAGGCGCGCCTGCGGGGCCTGCGGGGCCTGCGGCAGCCGCAGGGGCTTCCGGGGCGCCCCCCGCGGGCACTCCGATGTCAGGCACCAAAGCCAAGGCTGAGCGCTACCGGCAGGCGGCACAGTTCGCCGCAATGCGCGGCGACAGTCCGGCCGCGGCGAACTACATGGCGATGGCGGACCGGCTAGACCCTGCCGAGAAGTTTGGGACCTCCACGCAGACAATGGTTGGCGCGGACGGCAGGCCGGTTGCCGTGCAGGTGGGCGATCAAGGGACGTTGCGTCCTGTGCCGGGCTACACGCCGCAGGCAACGGTCCCCGGAGCTGTGCAGGCCTTCCGGCAGATTTACGGGCGCGACCCAACACAGGCCGACTTGCCCCAGCTTAAGCAGGTCGCCGAAAGCCTCAATTCTGGGACCGGCACAAGCGTCACCTTGCAGGCCGACCAAAAACTGTTTAGCAACGAGATGGACCTGCGCAAGGAGTTCCAAGGATTGCCGGTCGTCAAGGCATACGGCGCGCTGGCCGAGACCAAGGCGAAGATGGACACCCTGCTAGCAGACCCGAGCGGGGTTTCGGACCTCGGCGCCGCAACGATGTTTATGAAGATGCTGGACCCCGGCAGCGTGGTCCGTGAGTCCGAACTGGCGATGGCGATGCAGACCACCGGGCTGCTCGACAGCATGCAGAACTACTACACCAAGCTGAAAAACGGCGAGACGCTGAACCCGCAGCAGCGGGCTGAGTTCGCTGCCGTCACGCAGCGATTGTTCGACGCCGCGCAGCACGCCTACGCCCCCGTCGAACAGCAATACCGGCAACTGGCCGAAAGCTATGACTTCACCCCCGGCCGGGTGGCGGTGCCCCCGGTGGGGGTCCCGAAAACAGTGCCGCCGGGTGAACGTCGGCCGCTTGAAGACATCTTCCAGAGGCCCCGCCAATGACCCCGGAGCTTAACGCTCAGATCCAAGAGGCCCTCGCCGCGGGCTACGCGCCCGGCGACGTTGTCAATTTTCTGGCCAAGGGGGAGCTGGGCCCGCAGGTCAGTGAAGCCCTCACAAGCGGGCACAGCCCGGACGCGATTCTGGCCTATCTGGCCAAAGCCGGCGCTGCGCCAGCCGCGCCGTCCCCGCCGCCCAGCATGCTGGAGACCGCGGGGCAGTATGCAGGCCTTGCAGGCCGCGCTGCCGTGCAGGCCGCGCCCGGTGCGGTGCTGGGCCTTCCCGCGCTCACTATGGACGCATACGGCTCGCTGCAAGCGCTGGCGGCCAAGGGCGCTAACGAGCTGTTCCCGACACTGACTCAGCAAGCGCTGGGCCGCCCTGCGCAGGCGCCGGAGCCGTTTGCGTACACCAAGATGCTGGCCGACGCCGGCGTGCAACTGGCAGACATGGCCGGATTACCGGAACCGCAGACCCCGGGCCAGCAGACCGCGTTGACATACGCCACGCCGATTCTGGGCGCGGTGGGCGGTGCTGCGGCAGCCGGGAAAGTGGCCGCGATGACGGCTGGGACATCCGCGGCCCCCGTGTTCTCTGGGCTTGCAGAGGGCCCCATACAGCAGGCCGTTGGGGTGGGTGCGTCGACCGGCATGGCGCAGTATCTGGCGCAGCACCCCGAGGCCATGAAGGATTTAGGCGAGACCGGGGCCGGGCTGGCCATCATGGGCGCCGGTACGTTGGCCCCGGCAGCGACCGGCAACCTAGTAAACCGGGTGGCGACCCCGGTCAGGGCGATCACAAACGCCGGCCAGCGCGCAGTTGCCGGAGGCGTGCTGAACAGTCTTGCGTCCGATCCGAGGCGCGCCCTGACCCAGCTTAACGCCAATCAGATGGAGATCCTCCCGGGCTCCCGCATGACCACCGGAGAGGTCGCAGGAGACGCTGGGCTGGCCGGGGCGCAGCAGCCTATCCTCAAGGCCTTTGACGAGACGAACAAGGCCGGGCAGTTAGCGTCCCAGCGAAACGAGGCGCGCGTGGCCGAGCTCAATCGGCTGAGCGGCGCAAACATCAAACCGGGCGCCGCGGAGCTGCTGGCGGCTCAGGGCGGCCAGCCCGGGGTTCCGCTGATGACCACGGCAGAGTACGCCGCCGCCAAGCGCGACCTGACGGGCGCCGCGATGCGCGAGGAGGCTTTCGGCGGGTCCGCCAGAGCCGCCGCGCTGGAGGGCACTGGCTACGCTGGGGGCGCGCTGAATGAGGCGACGCGCACCGGGGTCGGGGCAGTGGTCGACCGGATCATGCAAGGGTCCAAGGGGACCCGGTCCGACGTGCAGACCGCGCTCAACTGGGCGATGGGTCGGCTACAGCAAAACATCGACACGCCCGAGCGCTTGTACTCCATCCGCAAGGACCTGCGGGACGCATCGGTTGGCCGGTACTCGAAGGACGTGCCGTCGCTATCGTTGGCCAAGGGTGAGCTAGAGCAGGTTATCCGCGCGGTGGACGATGTAATTGAGGCCTCGGCGCCCGGCTACATGGCCTACATGCGCAAGTATTCGCAGACATCGAAAGCCATAAACCAGATGGAGATTTTTGACCATCTGCGCCGGGCCGGCGAGTCCGCGGCTATTGACGTGACCAAGGCCGGCGGCGGGGCTCAGCAGTTCCCGATCATCATGGCGGGGAAGCTGCGCTCGGCAATTGAGAGGCTCCGCGGGACCGGCGAGCTGGACGCACTCACCGCCACTCAACAGCGAGTCCTCGACCGAGTTTTTAGCGACATCCGCAGCGAAATGAGTCTGAGCTCCGGCAGCCGGATCACCCGGCAGCCCGGGTCGGACACTTTCAAAAACATGACGATGGCCAACATCGTTGGGCAGGTAGTCGGCGACTACTTGGGCTCGACGCAGGCGGCCAAGACGGTCACCGCCCCGTTCCAGTGGCTTTACAAGATCCCGGAATCGAACGTGCAGGCTCTGCTGGTGGACGCGATGCTCGACCCGAAACTTGCACGGCAACTGATGGGCGAGGCATCGAGCACAAAGGTGCTCAAGATGTCAGAGGCTTTGCAGCGGCGCGCTGTGGCCGCGGGCATGATTCAATCGCAACAACAACTTCCCTTCGGCCCGTAGGAGACTGGCAGCATGGCAAACGACTATTTTCGGCGGTACATGACCGGGCAGCAGAGCCTGCTCGACGATGCGCTGTGGGCAGCACAGAACGGCCAAGTCCCGGCCGATATGGTCTCGATGTCGCCATCGCTGCGCGACCGGGCCACCGACTATTTGCGGGAGTCGTTCCCTAACAGCGGGTGGATACAGCGGCAGGCCCCCAACGTCGCCGGTCTGCTCGATTTTGTGCCGGGCGTGGGCAACGCGATGGGCGTGCAGGAGGGCTCGCAACTGGTTGACGAGGGCCTGTCCGCGCTAGAGCGCGGCGACTACCGCAGCGGGGCCATCAACTCCGCGCTGGGTGGCCTTGGCGTGATCGGTTCGATGATCCCGGGCGGTGGCAAATCGGGCAAGGGCTCCAAAAAACTTGGCCGCTATCTCACTGGCGGGACCAAGGGCAACTACCGCGGCACCAATGCGTTCGGCGGGATCAACCCGCAAAAGTTGGGCGTGGCTCGGAGAAACTATTTAGCGGATGCGACGGCCGGTGCGGATGCGAGCAAGTACTGGTACGACGACACCAGCCGAGACCTGTTTAATCTGACTGGCCAACAGGTGCCTGATGCAGACAAGTTGGCCAATGTGATGGCCACCTACAGTTCGCGCACGCCAGTCGGCACGAACACCATGTACGGGTTCAAGGGCTGGAATGAGGACCTCACCGGCATGCCGTTGACTGCTGGGGGATTCCCCAATGCGATGAACAAAAAAGTGAAGGCCATTATGTCCGGCGTCGAACCGGGAACATCAGGGCTAAAACGCGAGCCGTATGCCGAAGGTTTGTCAGTCAATTGGCGCCCGAATCCAAACATTCGGCCGACCAACGACATCCATCAGGTGCGTGCATGGGGCGTGACAGATCCGAAAACAGGCAAACCGTGGAGCAAAGGTGTTGGCAAGGCCGGACATCAGTTTTTGGACGATCAAAGTGCATGGGCCGTTGAGCAGATGAACTTGCGCGCACAAGCTGCGGGCGAGCCGATGGATTGGAATAACTACCGATTGCAAGCGGCAGCGTGGGCCCCGCAGCGTTTCCGGGCTGGGCTTGCTCCGGATATTCAGTCTGCGGCCAAGCATTACGGTGACTTCATCGGAGAAAACTCCGGGCTGCTGACTCGCGAGTGGACGCCCGGAGAAACATCCGGGCATTTGCCGGAGCTGCTGGGGATGCCGTTGGCGACCCGGCAGGCCTACGCTGATGCGCTGGAAGCCCCCGTGATTGGCCCCAATGGCATCGACAACATTGTGCGCGGGATGGGCCCGCTTAGCGCGCCAACGCTGCCTAATCTTGGTGTGTATGAGGGGAACATCAACCCGGGGTTTGTCTCTCAGGTCCCGGTGGGCAAACTCACAGGAACACAGCAGATTGATGCGGCCAGCGAAAAGGTGATGAATGCGGTGGCATCTGCGCATGGCTTGCTTGGGCTGCAAGACCAAGCGGCGTGGAATTACGCGGCCGGAAAGCCCTCCAATGTCTCGGCGGGGGCATATGATTTTGTCCGCCCCGGCGGCCCGTTATCGCCAGATGAGCTGGCCCGGCTTCGCGAGAGAACTCAAGCGCTGGGGATCGACATGCCGATTGCGTCCCCGTCCGGTGCCCGTGTGTTGATGTTCGACGAAACGAAACCAACTACCGCTCAACGGAAAAAACTGGCAAAGGAGCTACAGGCGGCCGGGGCCGAGTTTGGGGCCGAATTACAACCGCGGGTCATGTCGAGCAACATTATTCCGGAAAACAAACCCGCGCCGGGACAGTGGTCGTCGAAACCGTACATCGCTGGCATTGAGGCCGCGGGTCCCCGTGTCGTGGAGAACTTTAACCGGACGATGCAGACCATCGCGCCGGCTCAACTGGCCGCGACTGAGGCTTTCGCCAAGCAGCACGGCCTGACACAGGCGCCGTACTACCGGCCGATGATGGAGGCCCTGAGCACTGGCGGACTCGATGCGCTGAAGGCTCTGGTGGCTAAAGGCATTGTGCCGGTCACGGCCCTCTACATGGTGGGGCAGGCCATGACCGATTCGCAGGGTCAGGACACGGGAGCCGGGACGTAGCTCAGTGACTGAGCTCAGCAATGGTTTTACGACACCCGGCCAGCACTGAACGCAACGTCGACAGTTGCCACCGGAGCTGTCTCAGCTCGCCCTGCAAATGCAGGATGCGGAGATCCTCTGGCAGCTCCATGCTCTGGTGCTCGCGCGCAGTGGCGCAAAACGAGCGGATAGCGTGCCAGACGTACTCCGGCGCCGGGTCAAGCGACAGCACCGCCGGGTCGAGGCCAAGGTATTGCGCGGCTTCAGCCGGCGTAGTGCTGCATCGTGCCAGCAGGCGGGTCACTCGTGCGTCCATCAGGTCCCCCTTTTTGCGCGCCATTTGCGCTGGTATTCGGTTGGTGTTCTAGGGTCGGGCTTGTCCGCGTCGGGCAGGGCGCCCAGCGCGAACACCGGCATCGGGTATTCGCGTTCGCCCTCGCGGTCCCAGCGCAGGACGTACAGCAGCCCCTCGTCTCGGGCGTTGGAAATCAGCCGGGCAATGGTGCGTGGTGAGCACGCAAGCACTGACCGGAGCTGGACCGAGGTCATCGGCCCATGTTGTTCGATGGCGGACAGGACGCGGCTCATGGGTGGCTCCGTAGGTTCGCCCGGGCAGGCGCCCGGGGCTGGTGTAGTGACTGGCCGCCATCCTAACCGCAGGTGTGGTGCTCGACAATCACCGAGGTGATTTTCGGGCGCTGGATAATGGTCTGCGGGACCCCCTCGCGCTCGCCGTGCTCTTTGACCGTGGCCTTCATGGTGACGCGGGTGCCGGCCTTGGCCGCGACGGTCGAGTAATGGTTCTCCACATGCCCGGAGTACACGCCGCGGTACGCTTTGCCTTCGGCATCGCGGGCCAGTTCGCGGTAAACCCACACGACTTGCTGCTGTATCTCGGCCGCACCCTTGTATACAACGATGTTCCCCGCCGCGTCGCGCATGATGTAGATGTAAGCGGTTTCCATGCGCGCGCCATAGCCGAAGCCGGGGCGCTCGAACGTGTGGACGTGCTGCACGGTCAGCTCGAAGTCCTGACGCTGGCCCACGACGCCGACGTGGCCTTTGTCGAGGTCCGCCGCGATGCGCTGGGCCTTGCGCTCGACCTTGTCTCGCTCGCGATACCAATCGTCGACCATCATCTGCTCGACGCAGGCGACCTGCTTTTCGGACAGTTTGCCGTACTGGTCGAGCGACCCGGCCAGCTTGCCGCAAAACTCGTTGCGACCTTCGTTCTCGATCAGCCAGTCGGTGACGTGGTTGGCCCACGCGTTAAACGTCTTGCGGGCGTTCATCAGGATGTTGCGCTTCACGGCCGCGCCATATGCGGCTTCGTTTTCGATCCACTTCTGGCCGGGAATGGGGAAGCGATTGCTCATGTTCGGGTCCTCGGTGTTGGTTGCTAGACCCCGCGGGCGGGGTTTCGGCCGGGTCCCCCCGGCCTCATCAGTAGCTTAAAACGGGCAGTCCATATCGACCTCAACGTCGGCAGCTTCCCACGCCTCGCATTGTTCGTAAAAACCGTCATCTTCCGGGTGACGAACCGCCGGGCCGGCGTAAAACGGGTTAGCCTGCCACGTGTCGTAATCCGTGAGGATCCACGCCTGTTCAGGGCGCTCGCGACCGACGTTGCAAGCGTACTCACGGCAGGCATCATCTTCAGTGGCCAGTTGGTCGTGCGGGTAATTCATGTTCGGGTCCTCGGTGTTGGTTGGTTCGGTAATTGTCTGCTAGTAGAGATTGCCTGTCAACACTTTTGTAGAGGTTGCGCTACAGTGGTCCTGCTTTCCCTCCCTACCTTGCCCCGGGTCACACCGGGGCGCTTTTAGGGCAACCGCGAAACCGAGGTAATTATGAGAGTTCTGGGGATTGACCCGGGCGCGTCTGGCGCCATCGCACTGCTCGACACCGAGCAAAACACCATTGCCGTAATCGATATGCCATGCGTCGACATTCGCCGCGGCACGCGCAACGTGCGCCACGTTTCGGCGCAGGCGCTGTCGCTGGTCGTGGCCGCGCTCCAGCCGATTGACCACGCGGTCGTCGAGCGGGTCCACAGCATGCCCGGGCAGGGCGTCGCCAGCACGTTTGCCTTTGGCCGCGCGTTTGGCGTCTGCGAAGGCGTACTGGCCGGGGCCGGCGTGCGCTACACCGACGTGGCGCCAGCGACGTGGATGCGCGCCCTGCGCCTCACAGGCGGCAAGGACGCAGCGCGCCACATGGCGATGCAATTGTTCCCAACCGAAGCCGAGCGCTTCAGCCGCAAAAAGGACGACGGCCGCGCCGATGCGACCCTGCTGGCCGTCTATGGCGCGCGGGTGGTCGCATGAGCGCGCCGCTGCTCTATCCGTATCAATACGAAGGAGCTAAATGGCTAGCCGCTCAGCGCTTTGCGCTGCTTGCCGATGGCATGGGCCTTGGCAAAACGCCGCAGGCCATCGCTGCCGCTCGCATGGCCGGAGCCCAGCAGACGGTCGTGCTCTGCCCGGCCATCGCCCGGACGATGTGGCGCCGCGAATGGGAGCGCTGGGGCGGCCCGGGCCAGCTCGATGTTTTTTCATACGACACCGCAGTCCGCAATCAGAGCTGCGAAATCCTGATGGCCACCGCGCGCCCTGACCTGCTGATCTGCGACGAGGCCCACTACCTTAAAAGCCGCACCAGCAAACGTACCAAGCTCGTCTATGGGGACCGCTGCGAGAACACGGGCATTGCGGCGCACGCGGGCCGCGTGTGGTTGCTCACCGGCACGCCTGCGCCCAACGATGTCGGCGAGCTCTGGCCACACCTGCGCGCACTCTGGCCGCACCTGCTCAGCGGCGACAAAAGTTACATGTCGTACATCGGCGAATACTGCCGGTACATGTCGACGACCTACGGCATCCGCGTGCTGGGCAACAAGCGCGACAAGGTGGCCCGGTTGCGCGCGCTGCTGCACGACGTGATGCGACGCCGGCAGGTCGAGGATGTCTTGCCGGACTTGCCGCCGCTAATCTGGCAGCACCACACGGTCGACGTGGCCAAGATGTCGCCGGAGCTGCGCGCGGTCGAAGCTGAGCCGGCGACGCTGGCCGCGCTCGCGGTGCTCGGCAATCCAGACGCGGACCCGGCAGAGCTCGACGCGGTGGCGCTGTCCACGCTGCGGCGCCTGACGGGCGCGGCCAAGGCGCCCGCTGTGGCGGAGCAGATACGCGACGAGCTGCGCGAAAACGCATACCGAAAAATCGTGGTTTTTGCGGTTCACAAGGACGTGCTCGCGGTGTTGCGCGACACGTTGGCCGAGTTTAGCCCGGCCTACATCGATGGCTCGGTGCCGCAAACACAGCGCGCGGAGGCTATCGACCGATTCCAGACAGACCCGGCGTGCCGGGTGTTCGTCGGCCAGCTACAGGCCTGCGCCACCGCGGTGACGCTGCACGCAGCCTCGCAGGTCGCGTTTGTCGAGATGAGTTGGTCGCCTGCGGACAATTTGCAGGCGGCGAAGCGGGCGCATCGGATCGGGCAGAGCCTGCCGGTTACGGTGCGGATGTTTGGGTTGGCCGGGTCCATTGACGACGCGGTCACCCGGGTGCTCGGCCGTAAGGTCAAGCAGGTAGACGAAATAATCGAAAACGAGGTGTAGAGATGAGGCTGTATCTGAAGACAATTGTGGGCCAGTTTGAGGTGACCGTAGACGCCGCGGACACCGCCGAGGCGCAGACCGCGGTGGACTGGCTGTATTCGCTTGAGGCGCAGGAGGAGCGCGCGGCTATTCGCGCGGAGTCCAGCCCAAGCAACTGCCTGCGACCGCCAGAGCCGCCGGAGACGCCGCCAGAGGCGACGCAGGAGCCGGACCCGTTTGTGGTCGAGCCCGCTACCGTCGAGCAGGCTGTGGACGCGGTGAAGGCCTACGCGGGCCAGCATGGCACGGTCAAGGCGCGCGAAATGATGGCCACGCTCGGCATCAAGCGCACCGCGGAAATTACTGACGAGCTGGTGCCTGCGGTCATCGCCGCCTGCGGAGGTGCGTGATGGCGGTGCATTCGGAGTTTGGCGCATCAAGCGCTTACCGCTGGATGGCCTGCCCCGGCTCTGTGTCGATGAGCCGCGGCGTGCCCAACACCAGCAGCGTCTATGCCGAAGAGGGCACCGCCGCGCACGAGATGGGCGAGTTGGCCATCAAGGCCGGCAAGCCGGCCTCGGCGTATGTCGGCGCGAAAGCATCGAACGGGGTCGAATACACCGAGGAGATGGCCGAGGCCGTGCAGGTCTACGTTGACTGGGCGCTCGGCATGGTGCAGGAAACCGACGACTGGGGCCTCGAACGCCGCGGCTCGCTGGAACGTCTGCACCCGCCGGCTCCGATGTTCGGGACCGCCGACTTCGTGCTCTACCGGCGCGCCGAGAAGCTGCTGGTGATCGGGGACTACAAGCACGGCCAAGGCGTGCCGGTCGAGGTGGCCAACAATTCGCAGCTTCGCTACTACGCTCTGGCGCAGTTGCTGGGGCTGCCAGACGACTCGCCGTGCGACCGGGTAGACGCCTATATCATCCAGCCGCGAGCGCCGCACGCGGACGGCCCGGTGCGCTGCGAATCGTTCCGCCCGGGGGACCTGCTGGATTACGCCGCGGACCTTATCGACGGGGTCGAGGCCGCGACGGCGCCAGACGCGAAGCTGGTGCCGGGCGGGCACTGCCGGTTCTGCCCCGCGCTGGCGCTGTGCCCGGCCAAACGTGACGCGGTGCTGTCCGCGGCGCAGGACGAGTTCAACCCGCCCGCGCTGCGCGATGTGCGGTTGCTGAGCGCAGAGCAGGTCGGTGAGCTGCTGGCTCGCGCGGGGGAGCTCGACAACTGGGTGACCGCGCTGCGCGCCCAAGCGCAGGAGCTGCTGGCGGCCGGGAAGACAGTCCCGGGCTGGAAGCTGGTTGCTAAGCGCGCCATCCGCAAATGGTCCTGCGACCCGGAGACCGTAGCGGCCCGCCTGCCCGGCGCCGATATTTGGGAGGCGCCGGCAATCAAGAGCCCGGCGCAGATCGAGAAACTGGTCGGGAAGAAAAACTTCCCGGCAGATTTGGTGGCGGCGGTCTCCAGCGGTGAAACGCTGGCCCCCGCGGCCGACAAACGACCCGCTGTGGTCGCCACTACCGCGGCCGATGATTTTGCCGCAATCGAGAAAAACTAGGAGACGTTTATGAGCAAGGTAATCACCCCGCGGGCGCGCTTGAGCTACCCGCACCTGTTCGAGCCCCAGACCCCGCCCGGGTCCTCCACGCCGGTCTATTCGTGCGCTTTGGTGTTCGAGCCCGGCGCCGACCTGAGCGCGCTGCGCGCTGCGGCCGACGAGGCCGGCAAGGAGCATTGGGGCGCCAAGTGGGCCGAGATGGTCAAAACGGGCAAGGCCCGCCTGCCGTTCCGCGAGGACGGTGTCGACAAGGGCTACGAACAGGGCAGCGTGTTCTTGAACGTCAAGAGCCAGCAGCGGCCGGGCGTTGTGTCGATTTACGCGGGCCCGGATGGGCGCCCGCAGCCAATCGAGAACGCGGCCGATGTGTACGCGGGCTGCTACGTCCGCGCTAGCCTGCGCCCGTTCCCGTACGACAAAAACGGGAACAAGGGGGTCAGCTTCGCGCTCGGCAATCTGCAAAAGATTGGCGACGGCGAGCGGCTTGACGGCCGCGCCCGAGCGCAGGACGAGTTCGAGGCCGAGGCCGGGGAGTCACTCGACGACCTGTAAACCATTCGGCGCGGCGGCCATCGCGGTCGCCGCGTCCCAACCGAGGACACGAGAATGCCAGCACATCACAAACGCAGCGAGACCGGAGTGGCCGCTGCGAATCCGCACAGCGGGCCCAGAGGCGGCGACGCCAGCTATCGGGCCTACTTCCAGACCGCCGAGCAATTCCAAGCCGCGATGACCTTGGCCGCCCGACTTGAGGCCAAGGGCATGCCCCGCCGCGCGTGGCGGGTCCGGCTGAATCTTGATGGCCAGCAGCCGGTGTATTGCGCGCCGAAGGACGACGAGGAAGACGATGCCGAGGACGAGAATGGCACCGCGCAACGCCCCGTCCGCACAATGTCTCTCGAGCTACTGCTGGAAGCGCAGGCCGAAATCAAGAAGCTGATAAAAAAGAGCCAACTATCTCACCGAAAACTTTCGGCTGAGCTCGGCGTTTCGCAGCAAACAGTCTCAAGTTGGAACAAAGGCGGATACATCGGCAAAGACTCGTTTGAAAAACTCAAAAAGTTCGTGGAGAGCATGAAGAAATGAGCAGACGTGCGACAGATTATTTAGCGCAAGCGAAGGCTGAAATGGAGGACCGCGCGGCCAGCCGAGACACGCCAACCGGAGAGCGCTCGATGGCCAGAGCCGTGGCAGCTTTTAACACTCTCTACAATCATGATCTGACCGAGACAGAGGGCTGGCAGTTTATGTCCATTCTCAAAAAGGCGCGGGGCGCGCAGGGCGCATATCGGGAAGACGACTACATCGACGATGTCGCGTACGCAGCGCTTGCAGCCGAAAGCGCCAGCGGCGCAAGGGGGGAGAAATGAGAAACCGATACCCGGGCCAATGCTATGCCTGTGGTGCGACGGTCGAGAGGGGAGCTGGGCATTTTGAGCGCCACCTTGGCGGCTGGCGAACAATCCATGCGCCGTGCGCTATCAAGCAGCGGGCCGACAAAAACAAATCCGCGAAAGGGGGGAAGATATGACACGCGAAGAAATCATCCGGTTGGCGCGGGATGCTGGGTTTGATGCCCACGACATGTCCTCCGACTTTACCTGCAATTTGCAGGACATTGAACGCCTCGCCGCCCTTGTCGCCGCTGCCGAAAGGCAGGCGTTGAAAGAGGAGCAGCAACGCTGCTATGTCGCCAAATGAACCTTGAACAAATTGAAGAAATCATCGCTAAGAATCTTACGATAACTGACCAACGTCTGATGGATGGAGTCATTGGCGCAGTGATGGATGCAGTCGCTGCCGAGCGCGAAGCGTGTGCGGGGATTTGCGACCGCCTAGAGCGGCGCTATGGGGGCAGCCCGGAACTTGAGCATTGGGCGCAGGGGTTCAAAAAAGGCGCATGTGTTAGCGCGGCGAAAATCCGCGCAAGGGGGAAAAATGTGTAAAAAACTGAGGGAAGCGGCGCAACACTTAATTAAGTGTTGGGATGACGAGGAAACGGCGACCAAGATCTTTGACGCCATAAACGCGCTGCGCGGCGCAGTGGCAGACGACAAAGAAAAGGCGATTCGCGCAAGGGGGCAGGAATGACTAGGGAAGAGATTTGTCAGCGTCTGGGCTGGATGACGTTGCCGAAAACGTCGGAAATGCTTGGGAAAACTCAGCACTCCGACATGTTAGACCGAATCGAAAAAATTGTGGAAGCGGCGGTGCTGGCCGAGCAGCAAGAAAATTGCCCTATTTGCGAATGCGATTACCGGCAGAAAAATCTGGCGGCGGCGGTGCTGGCCGAGCGCGAGGCGTGCGCGAAGGCTGCGGAAGGCTACGCAGACTTTCAACTGCAACTGGGCGACGACCTCGCCCAGTGGAGGGCAATCGGCGCGTTGGCCGTGATGGCAGCAATTAGCGAAAGGGGGCAGGAATGAACCGCGACGTCTGCGGCCAATGCGACGCGCCGGTTGAGTTGTGCCGGTGCGCCGCGCTGGTCGCTGCCGCCGAGCGCAAGGAGAGGGAGCGTTGCGCAAAAATCTGCGAGCAGCTACAGGACTGGCCCGAGGGCGCAACGCCATATGACTGCGCCAAAGCGATCCGCGCGGGGCGGCCGGTATGATCAGCATCGACTTCGAGACCCGGAGCTGTAGCGACCTGCGCGCGGTCGGCGTGTACCGCTACACCGAAGACCCTACTACCGATGTCTGGTGTATGGCCTACCGGCTGCCCTTCGATGATGAGGTTCGCGAGTGGCGCCCCGGCATCAGCGGCTGGGACGTGGAGCTGCTGTCGTTAATCGCGCAGGGCGTGCCAATGCGAGCGTGGAACGCCGGGTTCGAGCGGCGCATCTGGGACCGGATTATGGTCCCGCGCTATCGATTCCCGGCCATCCCGCGCGAGCAGTGGTACTGCACGGCCGCGGATGCGCGAGCGATGGCGCTGCCCAACAAACTCGGCGACGCTGCTAAGGTGCTGGGCGTCTTGGACCAGAAGGACGGCAGCGGCCAGCGGCTGATGTTGCAAATGTGCCGGCCGCGGTTGATAGCCGACAGCGGCCCGGTCTGGTGGCATCAGCGGGAAAAAGTCAGCGCGCTAGTCGAGTACTGCAAACAGGACGTGCGCACCGAGAGCGCTTGCGCGCAGGTCATCCCGGAGCTGCCGCCGCTGAGCCGCGAGGTGTACCTGCTCGACCAGACGATCAACGACCGCGGTATCCTGCTGGACCGTGAGCTCGCGCAAGCCGCGCAAAAGATGGCCGAGCAGGCTACCGACCTCGCCGACGCCGCGATGCGTCAGGCAACAAACAACGCGGTCAGCGCGGTCACCAGCGCGGCGCAGCTCACCGCGTGGCTGCGCGAGAGCGGGCTAGAGACTCCGGGCGTCGACAAACTTAACGTCAGCCGCATGCTGGAGCTGCCAGACCTGCTGCCAGAGCAGGAGACAGCGCTGCGCCTGCGCGAGGAGTTTGGCCGGTCGTCGGTGGCCAAGGTCAACACGATGCTGGAGTGCGTCTGCGAGGACGGGCGCCTGCGGGGCCTGATGATGTTCCACGGCGCCTCCACCGGGCGCTGGTCTGGCCAGCTCGTGCAGCCGCAGAACTTCCCGCGCGGTGCAGTCAACAAGCCCGAGCGTTTTATCCCCGACGTGCTAGCCGGAGACATCGACGGCATCGACGTTCACTATCCGGTGCTGGAGGTGCTGTCGTCGATGCTGCGGCCGATGATGATGGCCGCGCCGGGGCATCTGCTGGTGGCTGCGGACTACGCTGCCATCGAGGCCCGGGTGCTGGCGTGGCTGGCCGGGGAGGATGCGCTCTTGCAGACGTTTGCGGATGGTGGCGACGTGTATCGGGAGATGGGTTCCCGCATCTACGCCAAGCCGGCGGACCGCATCACAAAGGGCGAACGGCAGCTTGCCAAGATGGCCGTGCTGGGCCTTGGGTATGGCATGGGCCACGTCAAGTTTCGCGATTCCTGCGGCGCCCAGAACGTCGACATCGATGCAGAAGAGGCCAAGCGTGTCGTGGATGTGTATCGAGGCTCGAACACGGCAATCACGCGGCTCTGGAAGCAGATGGAGCAGGCTTGTGTCGCGGCGATGGAAAGCCCGGGCGCGGTGTACCGCGTCGGAGACAAGGTCCGGTTTCAGTTCCGGGACCGATTCCTGCGCATGGAGCTGCCGTCCGGGCGCGCGCTGGCCTACGCCAAACCGGCGCTGGTGGACCGCGCCACCCCGTGGGGCTCGACCCAGCCGGCGGTGCGCGTCTGGGGCGTCAATTCGGTAACTCGGCAGTGGGCCCCGCGCGATCTGTACAGTGGGCTGCTGGTCGAAAACGCGGTGCAGGCCATCGCGGCGGATCTGCTTTGGCATGCAATGCTGACGACAGAAAAGGCCGGCATGCCGGTCGTGCTGTCGGTACACGACGAAATTGTTTGCGAGGTCCCAGAAGAACAGGCATCAGTGCCGGCTCTGGAAGATGCGATGTGTGATGCGCCATTATGGGCATCCGGGCTGCCGCTGGCGGCCGAGGGTTGGAAAGGGCAACGATACAGAAAGTGAGGGGAACGTGAGAGCAGAACAACTATTTTCGGCGGGGTTTACGGACCTCGTCAGCGTGGCGCCTCCGGGCGCCGCGTTGTCTCCGGCTAGCAATATCAAGCCGGATGCGCTGGGCAAGGCGCCAGCGCGATTGGGTGGCGCGGGGTGGGCCGGGTACGACTGGCGCCGCGCCGAGGTGCGTCTGTCCGATGCGCAGACGATGGACCGCACCGGGGCCAGCATCGGCCTGCGGGCGCGGACCTATCCGGCGCTCGACATCGATGTGCTGGACGAGGACCTCGCCGCGGTCGTCGAGCGGCTCGCGTTGGAGATACTGGGGCCGGCGCCCTGTCGGATCGGACGCGCCCCCAAGCGGCTGCTGGCCTACCGCTGCTCGACACCGTTCGGCCGGATGCGGCTGTGGCTGACTGAGGATAGCGGCAAGCGGCATCTGGTCGAGATGCTGGCCGATGGGCAGCAGTACGTCATCGCGGGCACACACGCCACCACAGGCCGCCCCTACGAGTGGGACGCGGACTTGTGCGAGCTGAGCCCAATGGGCCTGCGCGAGGTCGACCGGGACAAGGTGCAGGCATTCTTTGCCGCGCTTGAGTCCGAGGTGGATTTTCTGGGGCTCAAGGTCGAGCGAGAGGGCACGGGTGCGGTGGCGATGGCTGGGGATGCGCCTGCGCAGGACTCACTGCGCGCGCCGTCTCTGGACCTGCTGGCGAGCGCTGTGGCGGCCATGCCCAACGATGCCGCCAACTACGAGGAGTACATCGCGGTGGGCATCGCCATCAAGGCCGCGGGCGCGGCCGATGAGGGCGCCGCGTTGCAGGTCTATCAGGCATGGGCCGCGCGCTGGCCTGATGGAGACAATGACCCACAAAACGTGGCCCGGGACTGGGCGCGCATGCGTTCGCCATACCGGATCGGATGGCAATGGGTGGCGGACCGCGCCGCGCGCTATGGCTGGAACGCGGCCGGGTGGGAGTTCCCGGTGGAGCCGATTGCGGACGAGGTCGAGAGCCGGGGCACGGTGGAGTACACCGACGCGGCGATGGCGGCGCGGATGGTGCTGGCGCACTCACACGAGGCCAAGCACTGCGCCGCGCTGGGCGGCTGGCTGGTCTGGGACGGCTCGCGCTGGGCGCCGGACGAGACGCTGCTGGTGGCGGACTGGGCCGGGGCGCTGCTGCAAGAGGCCGCGCGCGAGGTGCTGGCCCGGGGCGACTACAAGGCCGAGCGCGCGACAAAGGTGGCCGAGCGGCTGTCGAGCGTGAGCTCGCGCAACAACTGCGAGGCCTATGCCCGAGCGGACCGCCGGGTGAATGTGCGGGCTGAGCAATTCGACGCGGACCCGATGCTGCTGAACACACCCGGCGGCATCGTGGACCTGCGCACCGGGGTGCTGCGCGACCGACACCGGGGCGAGCTGGTGATGCGGGTGGCGGGCGCGGTGCCTGACCGCAAGACGCGGCCGGTGGCGTGGCTGGAGTTCCTGCGCTGGGCCACGGGCGAGGACGATGCGCTGCTGGGCTACCTGCGGCGGCTGATTGGGTACTGCCTGACCGGGCAGACGCACGAGCAGCACCTGTCGTTCCTGTTCGGCCCGGGCGGCACTGGCAAGTCGGTTTTTGCGGGGCTGGTGGCGTCGCTGCTGGGGGACTACGCGGTCAAGTCGCAGATGGAGACGTTTGTGGCTAGCACCGTGGACCGGCACCCGACTGAGCTGGCGCGGTTGCGCGGCGCGCGGTTGGTGTGGGCTAGCGAGACGCAGGACGGCCGGCGATGGGCCGAGGGTCGCGTCAAGGAATTGACGGGCGGCGAGCCGGTCACCGCGCGGTTCCTGCACCGCGACGAGTTCACCTATGTGCCGCAGTTCAAGCTGGTGTTTTTGGGCAACCATCGCCCGGCCATTCGCAACGTCGAGAGCGGCATCAGGCGTCGGCTGCATGTGGTGCCGTTCATCCGGCCGCCTGCTGTGGTCGACCAGACGCTGCCAGAGCGGCTTAGGGCCGAGCTGCCGGCCATCATGGGCTGGGCGGTCGAGGCGTGCCTAGAGTGGCAGCGCGATGGTCTCCGGCCGCCGCAGGCGGTGCTCGACGCGACCGACGATTACTGCGAGGAGGAGGACGTGTTCGGGCGTTGGATCGACGACTGCTGCACGGCGGGGCCGGCAGAGTTCGCGACCATTCCCGAGCTGTTCGAGAGCTGGCGCGGCTGGGCGGTCGAGCAGGGCGAGTACGTTGGGAGCGCCAAGCGGTTGTCGGCCGCGCTCAAGCAGAGGGGATTGCAGGCCGTGCGGACGCGGGATGCGCGGGCGTTTGCGGGTCTGGCGGTGCGGCTGGGGCCGGGACAACTGGGCCGGGCGGCCGGTGTCGTGGTGCGTGGTGAGTTCGGTGTCGGTGGCGCGTGACTGACGTGACGCATTGTTCCGGAAACTTTTCTCGGCGTGTGACGCAAATGACGCATTGTTCCGGAAACTTTTCCCGGGATGATGCGCCGTTTTCGGCCGTGTGTGACGCAAATGACGCATCTGTGACTCATTATTTTGTGATGAGTCACACTTAAGTGGTTGAATGCAATGAGAAATAAACGCCTGTGACTGAAATGACGCATTTTTAGACAAGTTTGGTGTGTACGCGCGCGCGCCCGCGCTCGCGCGCATGTGTGGAGCGGTTTAATGTCGGAAATATGCGTCATTTGCGTCACAGAGGGATAATTAGCCGATGAATCAAGAAGATAGGTGTGACGGACTGGCCGAAATATGCGTCACAGATGCGTCACATGCGTCACAGAGGAGGGTTTTATGGCTGGACGGCTGAAAACGCGGGTCGGGTTGGTTACGCTGGCCCACAAACGCGATGAGGTGAGGGAGTTGCTTGAGGCTGGTACTCCGCTGCCCGATGTGGCCAAGCAAATGGACGTGCCATATCAGGCGCTGACCAAGTGGCTTGATCAGACTGAGCAAGCGGGGCTATACGCGCGAGCTAGGGAAAAGGCGGCGGACCTGCTTGCCACTGAGACGCTGGCCATAGCGGATGACGTGCTGGGTGAGGTGGCGCGCGACCGGCTGCGCGTGGACGCGCGGCGCTGGCTCGCCGGCCGCTGGGACCCGACCCGCTTCGCGGACCGGGCCGGCGTTGCCGTGCAGGTCAACCTCGGCGACCTGCACCTGACCGCTGTCAAGGCCAGCGCGGAGGCCCTGACGCACGAGCCTGACAGGCCCGTGTACGAGCCTGACACCGAAGGCCTGACAAGCCCGGCGCCTGAGCCTGACGCGGTCCCTGAGCCGCGGCGCCGACGCGCCCCGAAGGCGCCCCGCGCCTGAGCTCCCGGCGCCCGGGCGCCGAGGCCCCCCGGGCCCGGCCCCGGCCGGGGGCGCGGCTGGTGCAGAGGCCCACACCCACCGCCAAAAAAAATTGCACCACCCTATTGCTAGTGTGTCGCGCTACCTCTACACTACTCCTCACTGACCAACGCAACCGAGGACCCGCACATGACCACCGAGCAAATGGAACGCATGTTAGAGAACCGCTTCAGCCGCCGCTGCCTCGCCGAGGACCGCGCGATGTCCCGCCGCGAACGGCTGGAAGCCCGCGCCGAAAAGCTGATTGGCGAGCTCTGCCGCGACGGCCGCACCGTCTACTACGTCGTTCAGACGAACGGCAAGGTGCGTGAGGCCAACTGGAAGTCCGATTTGGTCGACTTCCTGATCCGTCGCAAGTACGTCTAACCCGGCCGGGGAGGGGCGACCCTCCCCCACCACCCTGTAACCGAGAAACCGAGGACCCGACTATGAAGACCAAAACAGCCTACGAATGGGCGCTTGAGACCGTCACCACCGACGACTTCAACGACATCTTGGATGTCTGGCACCACGACTCGCTGGCCGACTTCTCCGACGACCAGATTCGCCGCGTGTTGAGCGGCGAGCGCTTCACCGTGGACGGTGGCGCCGCGGGCCCGCTTGAGGTGCGCTACGAACTGGCGCTGACCAAGCGTCGATATGAGCGCCTGCCGACCACTATCCTGTCCACCGGCAAGCCGGGCGAGGACATGCTCGACCTGCTCGACATCGGCTACGCCTACGTCGGGAACGAAGAACCCGGCCAGCTTCCGGCCGAGTTCGACGAGGCGCCCGGTAAGGTCCCGGCGCGATTTAAGGCCGAGCTCGCGAAGCGAATCGCGCGCTTGAAGCCCTGACCCCCGGCCGCGGGGCAGGGTGTTGACGCCCTGTCCCGCGACCTCTACACTACTCCTCACCAACCGCAACCGAGGACCCGCGCATGAACATCACCAGCCCCAGCCACGACCTCTTTCTCTCCTACGCCCGCCGCGCCGGCAAATGGTCGGCCATCGTGTACGTCGGCGGAAAACTGACAAAGTTCAAGGAGCTCAAGGAGCTCAAGCAGGCCGACCTGATCAGCACCGTCTCCGACCGCGGCAACGTGTACCTGCGGTTTACCCCGGCCGGCGTGGCCTACGCCCTTGAGAACGGGGTCGACCTCTGCGACGGCACGGTCATGCAGAACTACTTTGAGACCCTCAACGCCGCGCTGGAGGCCGAAGGCCTGCTCGATTCATGGGACTGCTCCAGCAGCCCGATTGCCCGCGGCGAGACCCGCCGCTGGACGTGGCAGGACGGCAGCCGCCACGGCCGCCAGTGCTCCGTGTACCGTGACGAGACCGGCCGCTACGAGCGCCCTGTCCACTACGCCCGCTAACCGCAACCGAGGACCCGACAATGGCCAAGACCATCCCCGACCTTAACCGCGCGCTGGCCAAGGCCGGCGCCCCCGTCACCCTGTACCGCGGCTACGGCTACCTGTACTACGTTTACGACGACGTGCCGGCCAACGTCTGGCAGGACCGGTCCATGCCGCTCTGCCACTTCAAGCAGATGCCGTTCGTGTTCTGGCTGGAAGAGGGCCTGCGCTTCGCCGCCGAGGTCCGCGCACAGCGCGAGGCCCTCGCACAGCGCGAGGCGCGGTTCGCCGCCCTGATGGAGTACGACCCGGACGCCGACGAGGACGACGAGGACGACGAGGACGACGAGGACGACGAGGACGACGAGCCGTAAGACTGCTGACGATGGCCCGGGGGACCGGGCCGAAACACCGCCCCCGCGGTGTCCAGTCAACCAACCGAGGACCCGAGCATGCCGAAGAAACCCCACCGCACCGTTTTTCACTGGGCGTGGAACGCGGAGCCGCTGCAAGTCGACCCCAGCATGACCCGGAAGCGGGCTGCTATCCTGCTCCGGGACTGGCGCAGCAACCCGAACACGCGGCTGGAGCGCGTTGGCCGCGGGCGCTACCGGATCGAGATGGAAGGCGCCGGCTGCGCTGTTGCCACCATGACCATCGCCCGAGGACCCGACCATGCGTAAATCCCGTTACCGCGGCCCAATGGCCGTCTGGCACCGCCCCACCCCGCTTTGGCAGCGCGCCCTGCGGTGTGTCTTCGAGGTGGTCGGCGTGGTGGGCCTGATGCTCGCCCTGCTGTTCCTGCTGGCCGCGGCGCCACACATCGATGCATGGGTCATCGGGAACCGGCCGTGGTAGCCCGGCGCCCCAGCGGCTGGCACCGGGAGTCTCGCCGGCTCGGCGCCGCGATGGGCTGGCGGACCTGCGCGACGTGCGGCGAGCGCAAGCGCTCGGATGCGTTCTACCCCCACCCTGACACCCCGGACGGCATTAGCCCGGACTGCAAGGCCTGCGAGGGCTACTGGATGGCGACCGGGCACATCCGCCCGCGGCGCCGGGAGCCCGCAAAATAAATTGCGGGGAAGTGTTGACGGCATGGCGGGCAATCTCTACACTTCCCCTCACCAACCGCAACCGAGGACCCGACCATGAGCAAGCCCGACCTGATTCGCCAGACTTTGCTGGACCACTTCATTGAGACCGGAAAGCCGCTGCTGATCAGCGAGCTGGTAACGATGTGCAAGGCCAGCCGCCAGACCGTCAAAGACGCCATCTGGGACCGCTCCTACGACTTCGACTTTTGCGACATTGAGGTGTGGAGCGGCAGCAGTTGGAATGGCCGCTACCGCGTTTGCCAAGGCGCGCAGCCGTCCCGCCGGTATCTTGCCAGCATTATCAAAGCCGCCCGCGGCGCCTAACCGAGGACCCGACCATGAGCACCTACGGCTACATCCGCGTCAGCACCGCCGAGCAGGCGGACGGCACCAGCCTCGACGAGCAGCGCCGCCAGATTGCCGGCAACGCGATGGCGCACGGCCTCGACGTTACCCAGTGGGTCGAAGACGCTGGCGTCTCCGGCTCGCTGCCGTTCGTTGACCGTCTGGCCGCGCACGGTGTCGAGCCGGTCCGCGGCGACACCATCATCGTCGCGAAGCTGGACCGCTTCAGCCGTGACCTGCGCGACGCGCTGAACACGGTCCACGGCTTCAAACAGGCCGGCGTGCGCCTGATCGTGAACGGCCACGGCGACGTGACCGACGACAGCAACATCTACGCCCGCCTGATGCTCGAAATCCTGTGCGCCTTTGCCGGCCATGAGCGCCGGGTCATCAAGGACCGTCAGAAGACCGGCCAGCGCAACAAGCGCGCGCAGGGCGGCCACATCGGCGGCAGCGCCCCGTTTGGCTACCGCACCATCGGCCACGGCCGCAGCGCGACGCTGGAGGCCATCCCGGAGCAGCAGGCGGCCATCGCCACCATGCTGGCCCTGCGCGCCACTGGCGCGAGCCTGCGGGCCATCAGCGCGGCTGTGGAGGCCCAGCACGGCCTCAAGGCCAGCCATGAGGCCGTGCGCCGCGTCCTGCGCGAGGCAGGCGCCTTGTAGAGGCCCTGCGCCCCGGTCACACTAAGGCACCCCCCGCGGTGCCTTTTTTATGTCCATGCCCAACCCGTTTGTCACGTTCCTGCTCACCTACCGTAACGACCCGGTGGCGTTCGTTGTCGACGTGCTCGGCGTCGAGCCCGACGACTGGCAGAAGGACTTCCTGCGCGCGGTGGCGGCCGGGCATCGCCGGGTCAGCATCCGGTCCGGTCACGGTGTGGGCAAATCAACCGGCGCAAGCTGGGCCATGCTCTGGTATCTGCTGACTCGCTACCCGGTCAAGATCGTGGTGACGGCGCCCACCAGCAGCCAGCTTTACGACGCCCTGTTCGCCGAGGTGAAGCGCTGGGTCAAAGCGCTGCCCCCCGCGCTGGCTGACCTGCTCGACCCGAAGCAGGAGCGCATCGAACTCAAGAGCAGCCCCACCGAGGCCTTCATCAGCGCGCGCACAAGCCGCGCAGAGCAGCCAGAGGCCTTGCAGGGCATTCACAGCGACAACGTGATGCTGATCGCCGACGAGGCCTCTGGCGTGCCCGAGCAGGTGTTCGAGGCCGCGGCCGGGTCGATGTCCGGGCATGCGGCCACCACCATCCTGCTGGGCAACCCGGTGCGCAGCTCTGGGTTCTTCTACGACACCCACCACCGGTTGTCGTCGGAGTGGTGGACGCGCCGGGTGTCCTGCGCCGACAGCCCCCGCGTGAGCCCGGCCTATCTGGCCGAAATGCAGAGCCGCTACGGCGAGGAGTCGAACGCATACCGGGTCCGCGTGCTGGGCGAGTTCCCGCGCAGCGACGACGACACCATCATCCCGATGGAGCTGCTGGAAGCCGCCATCCATCGCGATGTAGCGCGCAGCGACGTGGCGCAGACCGTCTGGGGGCTGGACGTGGCGCGGTTCGGCAGCGACTCCAGCGCGCTCTGTAAGCGCGCAGGGAACGCTGTGCTGGAGCCTGTGCGCCGCTGGCGGGGTCTGGACCTGATGCAGCTCACGGGCGCCGTGGTGGCCGAGTATGAGGCCCTGTCGCATGAGGAGCGGCCGGTCGAGATACTGGTCGATTCCATCGGGCTTGGCGCCGGGGTCGTGGACCGGCTGCGCGAACTCAACTTGCCGGCGCGCGGGATCAACGTCAGCGAGTCCCCGGCGATGGGCGGGACCTACCGCAACCTGCGCGCCGAGCTCTGGTACAAGGCCAAGGCGTGGTTCGAGAAACGCGACTGCAAGCTGCCGAAGGACGAGCAGCTCGTGTCGGAGCTGGCCACCGTGCGTTACAAGTTCAGCAGCAACGGTAAGACGCAGGTGGAAGGCAAGGACGAGATCCGGCGCCGCGGTCTGGCGTCGCCCGACCTTGCCGATGCGTTTGTGCTCACGTTCGCCTCTGATGCCGCTACGGTGACCTACGGGGCGTCGTACAACTCCCCGTGGTCGAAGCCTATCCGCCGGGCCATCCCGCGTCTTGCGTAATCCTGCGCGCGCTGTGGTACGCTTCCGCCATCGATTTGAGGGCCTACCATGAAGAAGTCGAAGATGCAAGCCAAGGTCGGCAAGGTAATGCACGAGTTCAAGGGCGGCACGCTGCATTCCGGCAAAGGTGGGCCCGTGGTCAAGAGTCCGAAACAGGCCATCGCCATTGCGATGAGCGAGGGCCGCAAGGCCGCGAGGAAAAAGTAAATGGCTAACCAGCTTGTCGACGGCAACGGCCGTGTCATCCCCGGCGCAATTCTATCGTCTGACGACATCGGCACCTCTGGCGTTGTCGCTGTTGGTACGACCTCCGCGGCCACCGCGGTTCTGTCGGCGACCAAGGACGTGCTGGTGCGACTAGCGTGCTCGCAGGGCCATTGCCATTTTGCAATCGCCGCGACGCCCACCGCGACCATCACTGCCAGCCCGATGCTGGTCAACAATTGGGTCGAATATGTCTACGTCAAGGCCAACGAAAAGCTGGCCTTTATCCGCGACGCCGGGGTGACCGCGGCTACGGTTGCGTGGACGGTCGTCGACTAATGGAGTGCCCGCTCGCCACGCGCGACATCAAGGCCAACCTCAAGGCCCGCGACTGGGCGTTCAAAAACGTCGGCTATGGCCCGGCGAACCCGGGCGACCCCAGCCCGCAGTTTTGGCAAGCCCGGGCGGATGAATGGCAGACGACGGTGGCGCAGGCCAAGGGCATGCGCTGCGGGAACTGCGCTGCGTTTATCCAGACTGCGGAGATGCTTGACTGCATTCTTGACGGCATCGACGACGAGCCCGAGGGCTACGCGGCGAACGTGCTGGACGCGGCTGACCTTGGGTTTTGTGAGCTGTTCGACTTCAAGTGCGCTGGCGACCGGACGTGCTCTGCGTGGCTGGCTGGCGGTCCGATTCACGGCCCCCGGCTAGAGCGCGACCGCGTGCGCAATCAGATTCTGCGAATCCAGTACAAGGCGCCGAAATGACCGGACCGACCCCAGAACAGATCGCGATGCTGGCCGACGCAGGCGTCGAGCTGCCGGACGAGGACGACGCTGGTCGCGAAGACGCGGCCGAGATTGAGGCCAACGAGAAACTTTCCGCGGCCGTTGCGGCTGAGCTCACAGATGCGATTGATTACATCGACAGCGTGGTGTCCCCGGAGCGCGCGAAGGCGACGAGATATTATCGGGGCGAACCGTTTGGCACCGAAGAGGAGGGTCGCAGCGCGCATGTGAGCACCGATGTGCGCGACGTGGTGCTGGGCATGATGCCCAACCTGATGCGCATCTTTACGGGCACCGAGCGCGTGGCCGAGTTTGTCCCCGTGGGCCCGGAGGACATCGCTAGCGCAGAGCAAGCGACCGACGTTGTCCACCAGATTTTCAGCAAGCAGAACCCGGGCTTTTCGATCCTCTACGCGGTGTTCAAGGATGCGCTAGTCCGCAAGACCGGCATCGTTAAGTGGTGGCCCGAGGAACAGATCGACACTAGCGAGTACAGCTATTCGGGGCTATCTGACGCCGAGGTTGCGGTGCTGACGCAGGACCCGGAACTGGCCGTGGTGAGTGTCGCGATGAACGTCGAGGCCAAGGCCGAAAGCCTCGACATGCAGGGCCTCCAGCCGATGGCGCTACCGACGTTCGATGTGGTCCTGCGCCGGGTTAAGCGCCAACTCAAGTACCGCGTCGCCGCGGTGCCGCCGGAGGAGTTTTTGGTAGACCGGCGCGCGAGAGACCTCGACAGCGCAAGCCTAGTGGCGCACCGGCAGGTGCTCACCGTCAGCGACCTCGTGGCGATGGGCTACGACCAGAAACTGGTCGAGGAAAACTCCAGCGAGGACGACGACCTCGAAACGAACGAGGAGCGCACCGAGCGCAATCCTTTCCTGTCGATTTACAAGGCGGACCGATCTGACGCCCCGAGCCGCAAGGTGCTCTACATCGAGAGCTACCTGCGCTATGACCGCGACGGCGATGGTGTCGCCGAGCTGGTGAAGGTTTGCACCATCGGCAGCGCGTACAAGGTCGTGGCAGCGGAGGGATGCGACGAGGTCCCGTTCGCGGTTTTTACGCCGGACCCCGAGCCGCATCTTGTCATCGGTTTGAGCGAGGCCGACAAGGTCCTCGACATTCAGGAGACTAAGTCCGAAGTGATGCGCGACATCCTCGACAGTCTTGCGCAGTCCATCCACCCCCGGACGGCCATTGTCGAAGGGCAGGTCAACCTCGACGACGTGTTGAACAACGAAACCGGGGCCATCATCCGCATGCGCGCGCCGGGCATGGTCCAGCCTTTCTCGCAGCCTTTTGTTGGGCAGGCGGCGTTCCCGGTGGTCGAATACCTCGACATGGTCAAGGAGACGCGCACGGGCATCAGCAAGGCCTCGCAGGGCCTCAACGCGGACGCGCTCCAGAGCAGCACCAGAGCGGCCGTGGCGGCCACCATAAGCGCTGCGCAGGGCCGCATAGAGCTGGTGGCCCGGGTGTTTGCCGAGACTGGGCTCAAGCGCATGTTCCGCGGCCTGCTCCGCATGCTGACCAAGCACCAGAGCCAGCCGATGATCGTGCGCCTGCGGGGCAAGTTTGTGCCCATCGACCCGCGAGTCTGGAATGCGGATATGGATGTCGATGTGAACGTGGCGCTGAGTGCTAGCAGCAATGAAGAGCGCATGGCAATGCTTACGCAGATTGCGGCGAAGCAGGAGCAGATCCTGCAAACGCTGGGTCCGGCGAATCCGCTGGTCACCGTGCAGCAGTACCGGAACACGCTGGCCAAAGTGGTCGAGCTGTCCGGATTCCGTGATGCGTCGCAGTTTGTGAGCGAAGTTTCGGCCGACTACCAGCCGCCTGAGCCCACCCCGCCGGGCCCGACGCCGGAGCAGATATTGGCGCAGGTGCAGGCGCAGTCGATCCACGCAGACATCGCCAAAAAAGCGGCCGAGCTCCAGCTCAAAAAGGAAGAATCGCTGCGGGCCGACGACCGCGAGCGAGACAAGCTCGACGCAGACATCTCGCTGCGCGCCGCCGAAATCCAAGCGAGGTACGGCGCGCAGGTCAACGTCGCGCAGATCCGCGCGCTGGTCGAGCGCGAGCGCGAACAGTCCCGGCAACAGACAGCGATGCAGCAGGCCGTCGCGCCTCAAATGCCACAACAGCTCCCGATGATGTGAGAACCCGATGACCCGGTCCGAAGAAGTCGAATATGGCGCCCGAGCCCAGCAGTTGCTGGACGACCCGGTGCTGCAGAAAGTGCTGGCCGACCTCGAGGCCCAGTACGTCGAGAGCTGGCGCAAAACCCCGCCAGAGGACGCACAAGGCCGCGAGATGCTCTACAGGGCCATCACCTGCCTTGACCACGTCAGAACCCACCTAAACGTAGTGGCGCAGTCTGGGCGCCTCACGTTGGCCCATATGGAGCGCCTAAAAGGGCGCAAGGAGTAAACGATGAGCAGCACGCCAGAGAGCACTGCGGATGTTAACAGCGGCAGCCTACAAGCCGCAGAAGCCGCTTTCGAGAGTTTATTGGCCGGCGAACAGCCGGAGACCCAAGAGGCTTCCGAAAGCACGCAGGCGCCGGATTATTCCGACGCCGGTTACGACGCGCCGGAAGACGTGTCGGAGCCGCTCCGCGATGATGATGAATCGGAGGCAGAGCAAGACCCGGTGCCGGTCTACACCATTAAGGTTAATGGTCAAGAGATCGAGGTCCCGCTTAATGAGCTGATCAACGGTTATTCAAGGACCGCGGACTACACCCGTAAGACCCAAGAGCTCGCCGAGGCACGCAAAGCAGCGCTCGCCGAGTTCGATCAGGTCCGGACGGAGCGCGCACAATACGCGCACCTGCTCAACGCACTACAGCAGCAGGTCGAGGCCAACACGCCCGCGGAACCCGACTGGGACCGGCTTCGCGCCGACGACCCCATCGAGTACAGCGTGCAGTGGGCTGAAAAACAGCGGCGGCAGCAGCGGCTCTACGCAATCCAGCAGGAGCAGGGCCGATTGGCCGAGATCGCTCAGTTCGAGCAGGCTCAGCACAACCAGTCGGTCCTGATGCAGGAGCGCGATGCGTTGCTGACCGTAGTCCCCGAGTGGAAAAACCCGGAGACCGCGAAACAGGAACGCGACGCACTGCTGACCTATGGGCAGCAGAACGGGTTCCATGCCGATGAGCTGAAGAGTCTGGTGGACCACCGCTCTGTGGCCATCTTGCGCAAAGCCATGCTGTTCGACCAACTGCAAAACCGAGCCGGACAGGTGAAGCCGGTGCAGCGCCAAGCTGCGCCCGTGCTGCGCCCCGGGGCGGCGAATACCGTGCCGAAGTCGGTGAGCGATTTGACGCGCGCGAAACAGCGTCTTGCAAAAACTGGGAGCGTCCGCGATGCCGCGAGCGCTTTTGAAGCTCTACTTTCGAGGTAATTAAAATGGCTATCGTCACGAATGCTTTTCCGACCTACACCGCCAAGGGGAACCGCGAGGACCTCTCGGACATGATCTACAACATTGACCCGACCGACACCCCGTTCGTTACGGCTGTCGGTCGCCGCAATGTCTCCAACGTGACTTTCGATTGGCAGACTGAAAACCTGCCCGCCGTCTCCACCACGGCCGAGCTGGAAGGTTTTGAATTGAGCCGCAGCGCCGCCACCGCTACCGTTCGCGCCTCTAACATCTGCCAGATCCAGAAGCGCGACGCTACCGTCACCGGCTCGCAGCAGTCGATGAACAGCGCCGGCCGCAACAGCGAAATGGCGCACCAGATGGCGCTCTCAAGCAAAGCGCTCAAGCGCGACATGGAGAAGTCCCTGCTTGCAAATCAGGCGTCTAACTCCGGCAACACGACCACGGCCCGCCTCACGCGCGCGATTGAATCGTGGCTGTCGACCAACGCTAGCCGCGGCGTCGGTGGTGCCAGCGGGTCCACCTCCACGGCCGCGACGGACGGCACCCAGCGTGCGCTGGACGAGACGCTGCTCAAAGGCAATTTGCAGACCTGCTACATCAACGGCGCGGAGCCCACGCTGCTGATGGTTGGCCCGGTCAACAAGATGAAGGTCTCGGCATTTACCGGCCGCAGCACTTCGCAGCAGGTTGTGTCCCCGAGCACCATCTTGCAGTCCGCGACGATTTACGCTTCCGACTTTGGTGACCTCAAAGTGGTCCCCAACCGCTGGCAGCGTGAGCGCACCGCGTTTTTGCTCGACCCGAGCTACGCGGCGGTGGGCTACTTCCGCAACTTCCAGCGCACCCCGATTGCTAAAATCGGCGACGCGGAAACGGAAATGATCGTGGTGGAGTACGGTCTCGAAATGCGCAACGAAGCGGCGCACGGTGTGATCGCGGACCTGACCACGACCTAAGACTGGTGATGGCAAGGGGGCGGCAACGCCCCCGAGCCTTTATGGGGGGCACATGAAAACGGTACTCGAAACGACAGCGACAACCGCAAAAACGCTGGTCAGCGACGCGCACGAGGACGGCCGCGTGGTCCACGTTTCGCAGCAGGATGTAGCGCCGATCATCGACTTCGCGCGAGCTCGTCAGGACCACGGTAAATGGGATTCTGAGATGAAACCCGTGGCCGAAATCCCGATGGTGATCGTCGAGCAGATGATGCGCGACGGTAGCTGGAACGACCCGGCCGCGGTGAAGCGCTGGTTAAATGACCCGCAAAACGACTGCTTCCGGATTTGGCGGGGCCGCGTGTGATCACCAACTACGCGACCCTTAAAGCCGCGGTAGCGGACTGGCTTAACCGGACCGACCTCACCGACCAGATCCCGACTTTTATCCAGCTCGCCGAAGCTGGGCTCAATCGCGACATGCGAATCCGCCCAATGGTCGTCCGCGCGGACGCCACAATCGACTCGCAGTACACCACGCTGCCGCTCGATTACCTCGAGATGACGACGCTGTACCTGCGCACCAGCCCGGTCACTAAGCTGCAATTCCTGACGCAGGAAGAGATGCAGCTCAAAAAGAGCCAAGGTTACCCGACCAGCGGCACGCCCCGATATTTTTCTGTCGTCGGCGCCTCGATGGAGGTGCTGCCGGCGCCAGACTCCGCGCAGACCGCGGAGATGATCTACTACGGCAAAACGCCGACCCTATCCGAGTCCAACACGACCAATTGGCTACTGACCGCGCACCCGGACATCTATCTGTGGGCGTCGCTCATCGCAAGCGCGCCATACCTGCGCGATGACGGCCGCATCGAAACGTGGCGCGGCCTGTTGGGCGCTGCGATGGATAGTCTGGTGCTGGCCAACTCCCGGCAGGAGTTTAGCGGCGGCGTTGTTAAGATTCGGTCGAGGTCCTACTGATGGCCGGCTCCTACACCGATTATCTTGAGAACGCAGTGGTGCAGCATGTTTTCTGTGGCGTTCCCTACACGCCAGCAGGCACGCTTTATGTCGCCGCCTACAGCACGTTGCCGACAGATTCCGGTGGCGGTGTAGAGCTCACCGGAACTAATTACGCTCGACGCCCGATTACGTTTTCTGCGACGGGGTCCGCTGCTAGCAACGTCTCCGACATAGCATTCGCCGCAGCGGGAAGTGCATGGGGCACCGTTGTTGGCTTTGGGATTTTCGATTCGCTTTCATCCGGTAATTTGTTGGCATGGGGAGACATAGCAGTCGCGCGGACAGTTTTCACGAACGACGTGCTATTGATCCCTGCCGGCGCCGTCACGATTACACAGTCTTAGTAGAGGGACAACATGGCCGCTTTTTCCAATTTTCTCGAAAACAAGTTGATCGACTGGCTGTTTCGCGCCCAAGCAATCGGCATTACGGGGGCATCCGCAGCGGCCGGGACTGGCCCGGCCACGCTGTATGCCGGGCTCTATACCTCGGCCCCTTCAGACGCAGGCGGCGGCACCGAGGTGTCTGGGGGCTCGTATGCTCGCGTCGCCATTACGTCGAGCCTTTCCAATTGGGCGGGGACGCAAGCGGCAGCGTCGACTACCGTTTCGTCAGGGACATCCGGGACTACCAGCAATAATGGGTCTGTGACGTTTCCGGTCCCGACAGCCAATTGGGGCACCATCACGTCTTTTGGGATTTTTGATGCTGCGACCGGGGGCAATCTGCTGATCTATGGCACGTTGACGACATCTAAAACGGTCAACAACGGCGACGCGGCGCCGACGTTTCCTGCGGCGGCGCTTAGCGTCCAGATAGACAACTAACCATGGCGCTAGTTGTTGCAGATCGCGTACAGGAGACCACTACCACTACTGGCACGGGCACTATTACGCTCGCAGGCGCGGTGTCCGGGTTTCAGTCTTTTGCAACAATTGGCAATGCCAACACGACGTATTACTGCGTCACCAGTGGGGCCAACTGGGAAGTCGGGATTGGGACTTACACCGCTTCCGGCACTACGCTTGCCCGCACCACTATCCTAGCGTCATCCGCCGCTGGCGCGGCCATCACCCTCGCCGGTACGTCCAACGTCTTCTGCGTCTATCCAGCCAGTAAAGCGGTCTACGAAGACGCCAGCGGTAATATTGCGGGGTATCCGTTCACTGCGGGGACGATTAATAGCACTACGATAGGCGCTACCACACCCTCGACTGGTGAATTTACCACTCTCGCTACTGGTGGCGTGGCTGTTGCCGGGTATTCGTTCACCTCGCGGTCCACCGGACTTACAAACGCATATTTTGTTGATACCGATGCTGGCGTGAACGGTATGAACATCAATTTTCTGAAAAACAGCGCTTCTCCAGCGGCATCAGACGACATCGCACTTTTGCGTTTTTACGGCAATGACAGCACCGCTGTCCAGACCGAATACGTCCGGTTGGCGGCAACAATCGCAGACCCGACCAACGCAAGTGAGGATGGAACGTTTTCGTTGATCACCGTAAAAGCCGGCGCCCTTGGGGAACGAGTCCGCTACACTTCTGCGGATGGCTTGTACGTTGTGGACGGTGCGTTTCGCTGCCCCGACGCTTATGCCAGCACCACCGGCACCGCTGCAAACATGGTGATGAGTTCTGCCAGCGGCATCCTTCAGCGCAGTACCTCTTCGCTCCGATATAAAAACTCAGTTGCCGACGCAACCTACGGCCTTGCCGAGGTGATGCAACTTCGCCCAGTCACCTACAAAGGCAACAACGACGGCGACACTGTATTCGGTGGATTTATTGCTGAAGAAGTGCATGACATCGGGTTGTCTCAGTTTGTCCAATACGACGACCAGAACCGCCCCGATGCGCTAGCTTACGGCAATATGGTTTCTCTGCTGACCAAAGCCATGCAAGAGCAGCAGGCGGTAATCGAAGACCTCAAGGCCCGCGTGGCGGCGCTTGAAGCCAAATGAGTCCAAATGAGCAGTTGTCGGTCTGGGTGACCCTCATTGCTACGATCACGCTGGTTAGTGGTTGCGGATACGACGGAGATTTTCGCTATCCATGCCAAAATCCAAAAAACTGGAAAAACGAGGATTGCCAAAAGCCATTTTGTGAGGCGACCGGAACATGCCCAGAACAACTAGCGAAACGACATCAGACGAACAACCTGTAGGCAAAACAAGTTCCCGATTGACGCCCGCGGAACTTGATGCTCGTCTTCGATTTATTGTCGGCCTGACGTTAGCCGTAACGATGGTCGGGATTATCGCGGCGGTTCTTTTTTCATTGATTTTCGTGACTCAGCCGATTGATTCTCAAGCGCCAAACGATGCTGAGTTTTTCAAATTGGTAACCCCTATTGCTACATTTTTGACGGGGGCACTGAGTGGGATAATGGTGACGAGCGGCGGAAGTAAACGAGGGGACGAATGACTTTCGAGAAATCTTTCAAGGTGCTTGAAGCCAGATAATGTTTTCCATCGCGCCATTTTCCGTAGCACCGTTTTCGTCGATTAGAATCGACAATCAGCTTGCGGCAAACGTTTCCGCCGTTGCGTCTGCTGCCGGCGACTTGTCCACGTCCATTCAGCTTGCGGCGAACGTTTCCGCCGTTGCGTCTGCTGCCGGCGACTTGTCCACGTCCATTCAGCTTGCGGCGAACGTTTCCGCCGTTGCGTCTGCTGCCGGCGACTTGTCTACGTCCATCCAACTTGCGGCAGACGTTTTCGCCGTTGCGTCTGTTGCCGGCGACTTATCCACGTCCATCCAACTTGCGGCAGACGCCTCCGCCGTTGCGTCTGTTGCCGGCGACTTATCCACGTCCATCCAACTTGCGGCAGACGCCTCCGCCGTTGCGTCCGCTGCCGGCGACTTGTTTACGTTCAAGCCGATTGCGGCAGACGTTTATGCTGTTGCGTCAGCAAGTGCCACCTTAGTTTCCGCCGTATTGATAGACGGCAGCGCGCTGATTGTAGCTAGTGCTATCGCGCAGCTTGCCGAGGTTAGCGGGCCGGTAGACATTGCGGGCCCGGCAACTGTGTCGGGAAGCGCTATAGTTTTAATCGGCAGTGGTGAGTGTTCAGTTTACGCCGGAAGCGTTGCCACTATCCAATGGCTTCCCGTAATTGATACCGGCGAATCATGGGGCCCGATTGCAACGTCTGCGGCGACTTGGACCCCCCAGACCGCGCCAATTGATCCGTGGACCGCGCAGGCGACCCCGGCCGAGACGTGGACCGCGCAAACAGTACCACCGGGCGGCTGGTCCGCCGCCGCATAAAGAGGGCCTCCGATGGCAGATACCACTACCACCAACCTGTCGCTGACCAAACCGGAGGTTGGTGCCAGCGCGGACACATGGGGCGCTAAGCTCAACACCGACTTCGACCTGCTTGATGCCATCTTTACCGCGGCCGGGACGGGCACGTCGGTTGGCATCAACATCGGCGCCGGCAAAAAGATTGTCATCACCGGCAGCATCGAAACAAACGCCATTGCCGAGCGCACCGCGGCGTCGGGCGTAACAATCGACGGGGCCCTGCTGAAAGACGGTGGGGCCGAGCTCACCACGCTGAAGGTCACGACAGGCGCCACGGCTGACCTGCCGATGGGCGGGTTCAAGGTCACCGGGCTCGCGGCGCCAACGGCCGGCACCGACGCGGTCACCAAGACCTACGCCGACACCGCAAGCGGCTTGCAGTTTGTTTCCGGCAACCAGACGCTGTTCCGGCCCAGCGCGGCCGGCACGGGCTCGGTGCCCACCGGGTGGACGATTGCCGCGCAGACCAACAAAGGCCTGCGAATTGTTTCCGCGACCCCCAGCTCCGGTGGCACGGACACATGGACCACCGTTTTCTCGGCCGCCAAGACCACCGACTCAACGACGCTGACCGCGGCACAGTCTGGTATGCCCGCGCACACACACAACTACGACAAGGTGAGCTTTCCCGCAGGGGCCACGCTTGGTGGCGATAACAGCGACTACGGGTTTACCTATACCGCGACCGCGTCCTCGCAGGCCGCCGCACAAAATGCGTCCAGCGGCCACACCCATCCTATGACGATGGATTTGCAGTACTACGACATGCACGTCATCACCAAGACCTAGCCGCCATGAAAACCATCTGCCCCCTGATTAAAGACGAATGCGCCGAGCATGCGTGCTGCTGGCACATCCACCTGCAAGGCCAGCACCCGCAGACCGGAGAGACCCTCGACCGATACACCTGCGCCATTGCAGCCATGCCGATGCTGCTGGTGGAGACCGCTAGGCAGGGCCGGGACGCGGCCTCTCGCGTTGACAATTTGCGCGAGCTTGCAGCGCAGGCCATTAAATCATCCGCGCTGCAAAAGCCCACTCCGGAGCTGCTGAGACTCATCGGGGTGTCGGATGGCTGAGCACCCGGATTGGCGGCAGAACGACATCGAACTGGCGATGTTGCGAAAGGACGTGGAGCTGCTCACCGACCGGGTGGGTGAGCTGACCAATCAGGTGAGCGGGCTCGTGCGAGCTTGGGAGACGGCCGGCTATATCGTCAGCATCGTGAAGTGGGCCGCGGGTCTTGCATCGGCCGCGGCCGTTGTGGCGGCGGCACTTAAGGGGTTCGGCAAATGACGTTCGAGGAATCTTTCAAGGTGCTTATCGGCCACGAAGGCGGCTACAGCGACGACCGCAACGACCCCGGCAATTGGACTGGCGGCATAGTTGGCTCTGGCCAACTGCTGGGCACCAAGTATGGCATCGCGGCCAACACCTACCCGCAGGAAGACATTAAAGGGCTGACGCTAGACCGAGCGCAGCAGATTTATCGCCGCGACTACTGGGACAAACTTCACGCGGACGAGCTTCCGAAACAGGTGCGTTTTGCGGTTTTCGACGCGGCCGTAAACTCTGGCACCGGGCAGGCCGCAAAATGGTTGCAGCGAGCTGTTGGGGTTCGGGACGACGGGATTATCGGCCCCGGTACACTGGCCGCGGTGCGGGCGATGGACCAGTACAAACTGGCCGCGGTGTTCATCGGGCAGCGCCTGCGCTTCATGGCGGACCTAAAAGTTTTCGACCGATATGGCAAAGGGTGGTCCCGGCGGATTGCCGACAATTTGATTAACCTACCGTAGGGGTGCGCATGAAATACGTTTTTGCCCGACTGAAAGAGCCTTCGACGTGGAAGGGCGCGGCGCTGTTGGCTGGCGCATTCGGCCTGCATGTCCACCCGGACGCAATTGCGCAGATCGGCACCGCGGTCGGCGCCGCAATCTCAGTGGTTGAAATCCTGCGCAAAGAAACCTGATGGCGCTGGTCCCGCTTAAACTCCCCGCAGGGGTCGTTCGCAACGGCACACAATATTCTGTGGGTGGCCGTTGGTTTGACGCAAACCTCGTGCGGTGGTCCAGCGGGATGATGCTACCGATTGGCGGGTGGCAGAGACAAACGGCAACGACATTCACGGGTGTTTGCCGTGGTCTTTTTTCGTGGCGCTCGTTGGGGATTCAGCGCTATCTGGCAGTCGGGACCAACAGCAAGCTGTATGCGTGGAACGACTCCGGGACGCTGTACGACATCACCCCGGCCGGGCTGATTGCCGGTCGCGTCGACGCGGTGTACGGCCTCGGCTACGGCACCGGCCCGTTCGGCGCCAGCACGTTCGGCACCGCCCGGGCCGCATCTGGCGGCGCTATTTTGGACGTGGCGACGTGGTCTTTCGACACATGGGGCGAGTATCTGGTAGCGGTGGCGCCTCACAACGGCACCATCTTCGAGTGGGCGCTCAACCCGGCCAGCGTGGCGACGGCCGTTACGAATGCCCCAACGTCGAACCTTGGCGTCATCGTGACGCCAGAGCGGCATCTGGTCGCGCTTGGGGCAGGTGGCAACGGCCGCAAGGTTCAGTGGTCCTCGCAAGAGGACCGCAACCAGTGGACGGTCACGGCGACGACAACGGCCGGGGATCAGGAACTGCAAACCAGCGGCACGATTAAGGCCGCGCGCCGCGTCCGCGGTCAGACCTTAATTGTCACCGACGTTGATGCGCACATCATGACCTATGTCGGGTTGCCATACATATACGGATTCGAGCGGGTCGGGTCGTTTTGCGGCGCTGTTGGCGCTAACGCTATCGCGGCCGGCGATACGTTTGCGGTCTGGATGGGGGCGGACAATTTTTACAAATATGACGGCGCTGCTGGGATTTTGCCGTGCGATGTTCGCGATTATGTTTTCGGCGACATCAACACCAACCAGATCAGCAAAGTTTACGCTGGCGCTAACCCACAGCACTCCGAAATATGGTGGTTTTACCCTAGCGCATCCTCGACCGAAAATGACCGGTATGTGCTCTGGAATTATCGCGAAAACCACTGGAGTATCGGCCAGCTGGCGCGCACCGCGTGGACCGCGGGCGGCATCTTCCGCTACCCGTTCGCGGCCAGCACTGATGGCTACGTCTACTCGCACGAGCAGGGCTGGACCGCGGCCAACACGCCGTTATTGAGCGCCCGGTATGCGGAGTCCGGCGCCATTGAAATCGGCAATGGTGACGCGGTCGCGGTGGTGACCAAACTCATCCCGGACGAAAAAACGCAGGGGCAGGTGACCATGTCGTTCAAAACCCGATTCACGCCCAACGGGCCCGAGTCCACGTTCGGTCCGTATCCATTGGACGACTACACCGACGTGCGTTTTACCGGACGGCAAGCGGCCGTGCGCGTGACTGGTGCTGCTGACGCCGATTGGCGCGTCGGCACGCCGCGCGTAGAGGCAACGACCGGGGGCGGCCGATGAGTTCCCCGGCGCCGGCATCACTTCGTTTGCCCGTCCCGCTTTCGGCGTACAGCGCCGAGCGAGAGGTCGTGCGCAACGGGATCATCGAGCGGGCCGATACCATGAACCGAAAACGTGGGCAGGACCTAGAGGTGAGCGGGTCCGAGCGACTGATTTTGTCCTCACCAGACGGTACGCGATGGAAACTGACGGTCTCGAACGCTGGGGTGCTGACCGCGACTTCGTTTTAGCGCTGGACGCTGTCCGGGTCGACGGTGAGCTGCCGGAATGGGCCGAGGTGTTCGCCCGGTGCTACGGTTGGATCGAGGCCGCGCTGGCCCGGTCCGGCGGCACGCACCATGTGGTCGATGTGTTCGACCGAGTAGCGCGAGGACAGGCGCAGTTCTGGTCGGACCCCGAGGGGTGCGCTGTCACTGAAATTGTGGCGCACCCGCGCTGTACGGAATTGAACGGGTGGCTGGCCGGGGGCTCGCTAGAGGCCGCCGAGCGCATCGAGGCCTACGTCGAGGACTACGCGCGGCGCAACGGGTGCCGGCGGATTATCACTACATGCCGGCGCGGATGGGAGCGCAGTTGGATGACAAAACGAAGCGGGTATGTGGCCGAGCAGGTCACCCTTACCAAGGAGCTTTAGAGATGGGCAATTCGAGTTCTCCGCAGACGAGCACTTCGACCGTCAAGCTGCCGGAGTGGATGGACACGGCCGGGCAGCAGCTTTGGCAGCAGGCCTCGCAGGTCGCCTCGAAACCGTATGAGGCCTACACCGGCCAGCGCGTGGCGCAATTCACCCCGGCAGAAGTCGAGGCGCAGCAGCGCGCGATGGCGTTCTCGAATGCCAACGTCGGTGGCGCCGCGCTTGACCAGAGCATGGGCGCAACCCGGGCCGGCACCGAATACAACGCAAAATCGATCCTCGACATGGGGCTCGACAAGTACATGAACCCATATCTGCAAAACGTCAGCGACCGCGCGATGTCGGACATCCAGCGGCAGCAGACGATGACGCAGCAAAAGAACGCACAATCCGCCGCCGCTGCCGGGGCGTTTGGTGGGTCGCGACATGGTGTGGCGGAGGCAGAGACCGCGCGGAACTACGGGGACATTTACGCGAACCAGACGGCGAACATGTATGCCAACGCATTTAACAACGCGGCCGGGCTCGCGCAAGGCGACATCACGAACGCATACAACGCACAGAACCTGCGGCTGAGCGCAGCGAACCAACTGGCGACGATGGCGGGGACGCAGCGGCAGTTCGGCATGCAGGACATCGACCTCGCGAATCAGGTCGGGATGGCACAGCGCAAGCTGGACCAAGCGCAGGCCGACTTCGATTACCAGCAATGGCAGGAGCAGCAGAACTATCCGATGCGCCAGCTTGCGATCAAGCAAGGCACCCTGTTCGGCATGCCGCACGGGTCGACAACGACCAGCACCACGACGGGCGGGAGTGGCGGGTCCAACCCGC